CTGTGGATTGTTCTCATAACTATTAGTATTAAGAATCTTACCAAGAGCATCGTAATAAGGAGAGTTTCCTTGTGCACCATACTGTTGTCCACGCATTAATGCTTCTAGACCACCTGCCTGTACTGGACTAATGTTAGCACCAGAACGAACATCCCAACTGTTTAAATCTTGTTGATAGTTCTGATCATATTTTAGTTGAGCAGCAGCCTTAGCTGCAAGCATCGCAGGAGCAGTAGCATTAAAGTTATTACGATTACCGTGCATAGCAGCTTGACGATTTAGGACCTGTTCGATCTGATCATTCGTTGCTTTATAACCAGCATCTGAATTAGGATTATTACGAAAGTTCTGTAGTCGTTGATTAGCTAGTGCTGCCTGTTGTTGTGCAGCATCGCGCATTGTGGTAGCGCCGGGTTGCATCATACCAGCACCAGTAGAAGATACATCATATGGAGCAGCGAATTGACGGACAGAGTTAACTGTCTGTGGAATGTACTGAGACATTTGTTGATTAGATTTCTTCTCTTGTTGTGCTGCTAGAATTCCAGCTAATCCTTTTAGGAAGGTATTAGTTGAACCACCACTGCCACCATACCCCCCAGTCCCACTGGTAAACAACTTCCCTAAAAAATCCGTACCACCTTTCAGCATTCCTGCCCAATCAATTCCAGCAGACTGTTCTTGAAAGGGAGAAGACAGAGTAGACTGTCCATATTGCTCAGGCATAAATTGACTTGTTCCCAAAGATGGGTCAGGAGTAAACCCATAGTTTTGTCCATTGCCCCACAAATCACCAAAAGAAGATTGACCACCACTAGATTCGTTATATGACGGCATAGAATCAAATGATGGCAGGTTACTAAAATCTACTTGAGAGTGATCATACTGAGGTGTTGGAGCAAATCCTGCTTGACTAAAACTACTATTTGGATCATAAGACATTCCATAAGAACCGTAGTCTTCTGGATTGTATTGATATTCTTCGTCCATATTATTTCCTTTTATTAACTACTATATTGTTATATTAACATAAATAGAACAAAGTGTCAAGACACTCGATACCAAGTAGTGTTCGCTGTTCTATATATCCAAGACGCATTTCCATCAACTGCTATAGTAGTTAATGCACCTTTAAGTGTTTGTCCAGCATTTGGACTATGTGTTAAAGCTGTGATTTCCTGTGTAGATGTCACTGTAACTACTTGCTCATTTACAGGTGAGGCTGGCATTGTTAGTGTACCAGTTGCAAGTGTTCCAGCAGGTTCAAGTATATAATAGGAAGTTGTACTTGCAATAGTATTTGTAAACCCTGTTGTTGGAACAACTCGTTCCAGCGTATTCCTAGCATTTCTAACTTCATTTGTAGTTAAATGGTAATGTTCACCGGCAGTGCCTCCATCAAGATTCTGTAATTGATCGTGATTCCGTGTAGCAATATCAGTTATATTAGAACCGGCAAAGTTAATTACATACCAAGGTACAGAACCATTGGTTGAAATATAAGTACGTAATTGTCTATACCATTCAAGCCATGTAAAGGAACCCGGTTGATCATTAATCGGAGGTGGTGGTAGTCCAGTAGCCATTACGAAGTTCCTTCATCATAGACAAGTTCCAACGATTCTAGTCGCAACGGTTGATTAGAGTTGTGACGAAGTTTCCAAGCACGTCGTCTAAAAGAACCTAGTCGCTGGAATGCTGGATAACCATCACTCATATTAATATTTACTTCAGTTGACCATGTTTGATAATCATCATTTGTCCAAGACAATCCTACAAGATTTGTTGTAGTATAACTATCACCAACCAAACGAACGACAGAACCAAACTTGCGATTGTAGGTATCCATATCATATTTGTTTGTAACAATTTCAACAGTGATCGGATCGAGTTCATCACTGTATGCATTAGGGTCCAATCTATAAATATCACCATGAACAGAACTTAGTAGATATGCAGCACCGTCACCTTTGTCGGCAACATGATTATATAAGAACACTTCATGTTCTAGTGTTTCTGTCCAAGATGACCATTCATGCCACATCTTTTCATCCATGTCATACACAAGTGTACGATGTTGTGATGGAAGATTAATTAAAAAGAATAGATGACCTTTAGTACGAAAACCATATCCAGAGATTTGTCTATATTTGTTTCAGCATCAATTATTCGTTCAATAAACTCGTCTGAAATCTTAGTAGGTTTAAAACCTGTTAGACTCCACACAGCACGACCACCTGAAGCTGACTGACTTATCCATGCACAAAACTGTTCATTCTGATAAATAGCGTGTGGTGCTGCAATACCAAATTGAATAACACCAGCATCATTTCTACTAAGAGGTGAACCAGCAGCATTAGCAGCATCATAAAAGAACTCTGTTGAGGATTCACCTAGAACAACTACTTGGTTATTCTGTCGAGCAAGAGCTAATACAGGATCAGGAAACATTTCAGCAGAAAGATACTGATCTGATTGCCATGAAAGTGGATTATCTAGATCACAGTTAAACACATCACTGCCCTTAGCTACAAGAACATAACCGTCAATAAAGGTTGGAGATGGAACATGTGGTGTAGGAAAATCTACATCAGTTATTTGTGTAACTGTGTGATCGCTTTTGACAATCCATCCAACGGTGCCATCACACAAAAATAAGTAGTCACCCAAGACAGATGAATTGCAACTGATAATCCCACATGGGCCAGTTGAGCTGGGTAAAGTAATCTTTTCTGTAACTGTAAGTCCATCGTCTGTTACCTTATAAACTTTGTTAGCAATAATGGCATAGAAGTTATCATAGAAATGAATCAATCCTCTGCCTAAACCATCTCCAGCAACATTACAAAGTTCAACTAGACCCGGACGTTTGTTAATATAAATACGGGTATTTTCTAGTTGCTCTACTTTGCGAGTTTCAGGAAATGCATTGATGAAACGTTGGTCAGTGTTTCCGCTATTGGAACGATTGGAGTATGCCCCAATAAGAGGAAGACGAACTTTCTTACGTTCTCCGGAACGTTGCTGCTGGGCCATTCTTTACTCCTTGTAGTGTCCGTGCCAAACTTGTTGGACCATTTACAGATTGTTTGTCTTCGTTTGTATTACTAAACAATTTACCTAAACCACCAGTAGCTCCTTGCAGTGTAGATAAGGCTGTTCCAATGTCAAGTGATTTGCCTTGTAAAATATTCTTAAGAGCATTCCCACTAAACCCGCCAACAGCACCACCAAGAATATCCCCACCAGTTCCGCCTACAGCATTCTTAGTTAGATCACCAAGATATGGTGCTGCAATATTAGACAAGGTATTTATTAGAGCATTCTTATAATCAAGACTACCACCAAGAGCAGATTTACCTAATGTATTAACAGTTCCACTAATTAAACCCTTGGCAATGTTTGTTCCAGTTGGGCCAGCTAGTCCTAGAGTTTTAGCTAGATCGCCGCCATAGGCTCCACCTAATCCACCAGCTAATGCATTAACTCCACCAGTACTTAGAGCTTTACCCCAATCACCAGTAGAAGCACCTGTCTGTATTGTGCTTGGAATAGCTGCGCCAATACCCTGTCCAACTGCGCCACCAACAGTACCTGCTCCACCTCCAAGCATACTACCAGCCCCACCAAACATAGCACCAAGAGCAGTCATTGTAATAGCAGGCATCCATTTATTAAATCCAGTGGGAGCAGAATCAAAATCAGATTCCCCAAAACCTACAGATGGCAAATAAGCAATTCCTCGATTGGAACCATTAGTATTTAACCAAAAACCAGAACCTTTTTCATAAGGTGAATCAGAAACAGGATTCGGATCATATGGAGTACCATTTTCATCTACTTGTGGTCGTCCTACAAGGTCCATATTATATGGAGACCAAATCCAATTTCCATTGTTTTTACCAGGAGTGAATCCATACCCAGTGTATTTTTCAATGGAAGCTTTTGCTGGAGCATATCGACTTTGCCAATCTGCTGTAGAAGCAGTTACCTTGCTATACAACTCATCAATTTGTTTTTGTTTAGCGGCTTGTTGTTGATCGTACAAAGTCTTTTGTTGGTCGTAGGCAGCCTTCTGCTGATTGTACTGAGACAATTGTCTATCATACTCAGCACGTTTTATGGTTTGCTCATTTTGATAGGCAGAGATTTTATTACCAACATCTTCATGAGAAGCGTTATAATAATCTTGTCCATATGCATTAGGTAGTTTAAGACCAACAGATTTAAATTGTTCTCCTAATGAACTAGGCGCACGAGCGTATCCCTGTTTACTTAAAAGACTTTCCAACCCACCTTGCGTATAAGGATTGTCAGAACCATAGTACCCTTCAACCTGTTTACCACCTTCTTGATAGTTTCCAAGAAGGGGTTGAATAAAAGAACGAGTATCACTAGACATGTTAGGCATTGCAGAAGGATTAACTTCCTGAAAACCTGCCATGCGTTTGGCACCTTCACCAACACCACGTTGTTGCCAGTCAGTGTTAGCAATGGATTGTTGTTGACGAGTTTGGCGAAGGCGTTCAGCTTGGCTCTGACCAATTGTATTCTGTAGTGTCTGGTTATATTGGGATTGTAAGTCCATTCCCGGTAGTGCCATAACTTACTCCTTTACCAAGAACGACGATCAACTTGAAAGAACATACTACCTTCTTCTAGACCAAAGTTCAAAGCTTCTTGTTTAATGATAGACATTTCTTGCCAGAGTGTTTTACGATCTGCAATAGGAACTCCATATTCAGGAGCAAGTCGTGTAGCAAGACCATAGGTAATTGCATCATACCATTCTTGTGG